ATGGGGTGCTGATAAAACTTGATTTGGGTTAACTATTAGTGGTACTCCATACGGAAGAGCAGCTACTAAGACACATCCTTGGTGCATTGGTGTCCCAGAAATCTGGACTAAGGCACACATCTTTTGTCTGTATAAAGAAGATGATTCATATGGAAATTTCACTAGAGAATTCCCTAATAAAGCATCAGGAAAATTCAGACGAAAAATTTCAGTTCCTATTAGAGCATCTGTAGACCATTGGGTTTCATTAATTCTAAAGGGTTTGTGTAGAATAGTAGGATATTCTAGAAGTAAATTAGAAGAAACTGAAGTGGGAGTTACAGAAGCTTCAAAAACTTCTGGCGCTCCTTCAGGATCTTTTGTAACGTAATGAGAATCATGACCTTGTTCTTCTACTTTAATTGTTTGTTTGTCTATATTATTATTATTTGTGATAAAATTCTACAATTGATAATTTCTTATCACTAATTATCAAAGGGGTGTCTACTAATACAATCTAATAACACGTGCCCGGTTCGTAGACAAACCGTTATCAGCCTAAGTTATTAAAAGGAGCTATTTTAAAATTAGCCAAATTTGCAAAAATTTTAAAGAAAAATTTTTGCGAAAAAACTTATGTGATAAAAGGTTTGCACAATTGTTTAGAGCGTTCTTATACCATACAAAAATTCGTCATGATACTCTCCTAAGTAGTACAACGATTTCAAATAATGCACAGGTAATCTAGCAAATGGTACATGGTTGTCTATACAATGTTTTTCCAATAAATTAACATCTCTTTCATATGTTGGGTGTAAATAAATTTCTCTCTGGAAAACATTTATCTTATCTTTTAATACTTGATCTTCATCTTTGCTTTTGTCTACCCAAGACAAACTACTATATATAGTATCCTTATCTAAAGGGCAAACTATATCGCCTATTCCTGGATGATAAACAAAACTTCTTTTGAGAAAAGTAATGTCTGATATATTTTCAAATCTTTCAGTTATATCTTTCTTCATAGAAGTAGTAAAACCCATACCTATGTCAATAAAAAATTCTTTCATCGTAATAGCATTAAACATATCTTCTAATCCATCATTCTTTAAAAAGTTTATTTTGTCATCACCATAAACATAGTCTCCAATATCTTCATGAAACTTCTTTGCTACTGGTATTTTATTATGCTTTATGTGTTGTCTGTAATACCACATAGCAGTATAAAACCTATTTACTAAGCTATTAAGAATAGCCGTCAAAAAGATACCAGAAGGCATAGAATGAGTTGTTACATAAATATCATCATTCACAATAACTGGACAATATATTGAAAAACCAAGTAACTTTTCTGCTAAATCTTTGTCGCCTTTATACTTATTAAGCAACAACTTTATTACTGCAGATTGCACTTGAGGCAACATACTACCATCCCAACTTTTAATATCTCCAGCCCATAGTTTTTTACCGCTTAAGGTGTCATATAAACGTCTCCAATCTTTATAAGGATTAATTCCCACCATAATTTGATTAAACCATTTGTTCTCAACAATATCACTAACCATATTTCCGAAACATTGTTTCATTAATATTTGAAAATGTAATCTACACACTCTAAAGCTTCTAGGAGGTTTATCGATTTGCCTTAATTCATCTTTTAAAACTTCGACAGATAAAACATCTTCTAAATTAATCGAACCATCTTTTAACTTAACAAGAAAAGTATTATAGTCTTTTTCAAAATCTGGTTGTAATTTTCCATTAACATAATCTATACACTCATCTCTGGTTTTCGGACAACCGAATCCATTACTAGCTTTCTTATTCATACTACTAAGTAAATCTGTACCTTTGATAGTGTCATGCATAGAAAGATCATCAAACTCATTAATCATAATTCCTATGCAATCTGAAGCGAAAGCAATTTCTGCCATCGATACATCTTTTACAGGAGTGAACGATTTTTTACTGATATCTTTGATAGTATGCGGCCCATACATGCTCAAATTAGCA